AAAATGGCTATGAAGAAAAAGGGCTACCGTGCTGGTGGTAAAGTTAGGAAAATGGCTAAAGGTGGTGCTGCTGGCGGCAAGAAAATGAGAAGGATGGCTAAAGGCGGTGCTGCTGGTGGTAAAAAGATACGGATGATGTCTAAGGGCGGCTCTACTGGCGGTAAGAAAATGACTGTTGCACAACTTCGTTCTGCTGCTAAAAAGCTAGGATACAAAGTATCTAAAGCCTAATGCCATATTTATATAGCAATGTTCCCTACTTTAAGGCATGGGTGCGGCGCGAGTATACTCATAACCATGAGGCATATCATGGTGAGTTTTTGCACGCAATGGTCGTTAGTGTAACGTCCATGCCTAACAGATGTCTGAGTTTCCAAGTTATGTTTACTGGAAGCGAAGCAGAAGGTGAAGAGGAAGATACGGTACATGGAGGTGCAATGTGGGCTAGAATGCCCATAACCGCTCTAGTTGCTGATATACCTTTAGAGGAATGGCCCGAACCCATGAACACATATGACGCTCAACCTTGGGATTGTTCATCGCATAATCACGCTGTTTATGTGATAGACCGAGCTACGCCCTGCCCTTGGTTGGCTAAAATAGATAGCGAGTTTTTTCCTGCAAAGTATCTTTTTACAGTAGATTACTCTGAATCTGAAATAGCAGATGACCCAGCGCAACATAAGCAAAGTCATGTTTTACAACTGCTTGATGCTGGTGAATGGACAGGAAACATCGTTGCCCTTCCTAATAATCGTGTAAGAGTTACACATCCTGCTTGGTTTGAAACGGGCGAAGGAGCGCCACACTTTAAACCCTCTCAGCATATACACTATTCAAAAAGTGATTTAGACTATACACTAGATGTGAATAGAATATTTGATAATCTTTACAATGAGGAATAGTGATGGCTGTATCAGGCTCAACCAACTTTGAATTAGATGTATCTGACTACATTGAAGAGGCTTTTGAGCGTTGTGGTTTAGAGGTTAGAAATGGTTATGACCTTAAAACAGCCAAGCGCTCAATGAACCTTATGTTTGCTGAATGGTCAAATAGAGGTTTAAATCAATGGACAATTGAACAAAGAACTCAGGTTGTAACTCAAGGCACATCTGCATACGCTATGGGAACAGACGTTATAGATGTTCTTTCTATGGTTGTTCGCCAAGGCTCAGGAACATCTCAATCTGATATAAATATTAGCAGAATTAGCCGAGACGCATATTTAAGTATTCCTAACAAAAATACACAAGCTCGCCCTAGTCAATTCTTTATAGACAGACAAATAACACCAGAAATAAACGTCTGGCCCACGCCAAATAACAGCACAGATACCCTTGTCTTTGACGTCTTAACGAGATTAGATGACGCCGATAAAACAACGAACACCGTTTTTGTTCCTTTTAGATTTTATCCCTGTTTAGCGGCTGGATTAGCATATTATTTAGCTATAAAAAAAGCTCCCGACAAAGTTTCAATGTTAAAGCAGTTTTACGAAGAGGAGTTCGCCAGAGCTTTGTCTGAAGATAGAGATAGGGCTTCGTTCAATATATCACCGAGTTTACAGAACTATAGGGTTGGTTAATGGCTAAGTTCGCTGTAGGAAATTACGCCTATGGAATATCTGACCGTTCTGGGTTTAGATACCGTTTAAAAGACATGCGTAAAGAGTGGAACGGCTCTCTTGTCGGAAAAGATGAATACGAATCTAAACATCCACAGTTAGAGCCAAAAAGAAGGTCAACAGACGCAGAGGCATTAAGAGACCCAAGGCCAGACCGAACAGAACCAGCAATTGTTCGTCTATTAAATCTTAATTGTTTTAAAAGTGGAGTTTCTGGATCCAGTATTATTACAGTTACAGAGGTTTCTCACGGTAGAAGCACGGGAGAATCTGTAATATTTAAAAAAGCAAACGGCTTTGATGGTTTTTCAAAATCAACCATTGAGCTCTCTACAGGCTATATAATTACCGTTATTGACACAAATACATACACATTTACTATCTCTGGAGAGGTTGCATCATTAGGTAATGTAAGAGGTGGCGGTGGGAATGTAACTGTTGAAGAGGGCGCAAGCGCTTCAACAACAGCATCGACCTTTGACTCAACAAGTGTTACACTCGATTCCACAACTAAGACTTTTGACGAGGGTTAAATGGCTAAACAAACAGTAGGAATTGGCTCCGCCGCAAATGACGGCACTGGTGATACTCTCCGTGCTGGGGCGGACAAGGTAAACGATAACTTTGACGAAATCTATAATGCGTTAGGTAATGGCACTACGCTAACAGATATCATTGACACAAATGGCGTTATTGACGTTAGTTCTGGTGCAAACAAAATTGTATTTTACTACGCCGCTTTGACTGATTTGCCTAGTGCATCAACCTATCATGGGGCGATTGCTCATGTTCACGCAACTGGCGGCATGTATTTTGCTCATGGCGGAAACTGGATACGTTTAAACGATGAAGTTAGCGGTCCAACAACCACATACACAACAACCGCTGCAACTGGTTCCGCCTATACATTTTCTGGCCCAGGAGCTACCGCAGGTAACAACCCTAACTTTACGTTCTATAAGGGTCATACATATATAATTGACAATTCCAGTTACGTTGGCGCCCATCCTTTACAAATAAGAACCAGTTCTGGTGGATCCGCGTTTACAACAGGAGTCACAGAAAACTTTAATAGCGTTACTGGAGTAACACAATTTATCGTACCACATGAGCCAAGCGATACTTCATTAGTGTATCAATGTACTAATCACAGCAGCATGGTTGGAAACATAACAATAGTATAGTGAGCAAATAGTATGTCGTTTACATATGGAGAATTAAAGCAAGCCATACAGGACTTTGCAGAAAACACAGAGACATCCTTTGTGACAAATTTGCCTGTGTTTGTTCGTGGTGCAGAGGATCGCATCTTTACGCTTGTTGACCTTGAGTTGTTTCGTAAAAATGCCACGTCTACGTTATCAAGTGGCGACCCCTTTTTAAGCTGTCCAACTGATTATCTTGCTTCATTTTCTTTGCAAATCACCACTTCTGGCAGTCAAGATTTCTTATTATTTAAAGACGTCAACTTTGTTCAACAATACAATTTAGACAAAGGCGCAAACAGTGTTCCAAAATATTATAGTGTATTTGATATAGACAACTTTATTGTAAGCCCAACACCAGACAATAACTATACGGTTGAATTACATTATTACTACAGACCCACTAGCATTACCGCTGGAGCAGACTCAGGAACATCATGGTTGAGCGAGAACGCCCCTAACGCTCTTCTTTACGGCGCACTTGTAGAAGCGTATACTTACATGAAAGGTGAGCAAGATATGATGCAACTGTACGAACAAAGGTTTGCACAGGAAATACAACGTCTGAAAGATTTAGCAGAAGCTAGAGAAAACTCAGATGCGTATCGTAGGGGTTTACCTGATAGGCCAAGGACTTAGGAGTAACAAATGGCAACAAGTAATGCAGCAACCACCTATCTGGAGAACAAGATTCTTGACTTCTTGTTTAAGAACAACTCCAGTTCATTCGCAACCCCAGGCAACAGTATTTACGTTGGTTTGGCGACAGCAGTATCAGATGCAGAGGCGGGCTCTTTGACGGAAGCAACCTTTGGTGCATACGCACGGCAACAAGTCACAGCGGCAAACTGGACACTTACATCTTCTTCTGCGGACACTCAAACAATTAAGAATGCCGCTAACATTGAGTTTCCTGCGTCAACAGGTACAAACAATACTATTAGTCATGCTTTTATAGTTGATGCGGCTAGTTCTGGAAACATCCTGTTTGTAGGTGCTTTAGATGCGTCAAAAACAATTGCAACTGGTGATGTGTTCCGTATCAACACTAACAACCTAACTATTGAGTTGAAGTAATGGCACTGGTCATAAAAGACCGAATAAAAGAAACCACTACCACCACAGGTACGGGCACCTATACGCTTGCGGGTGCCTTCACTGGTTTTGAAGCTTTTAGTCAAATAGGTGATGGAAACACTACTTTCTATGCTTGCACAGATGGAACTGACTTTGAGATAGGCGTTGGAACTTACACTGCATCTGGTACAACCTTGGCTCGTACCACGATATTGCAGTCCAGTAATTCAGATAGCGCGGTAAGTTGGTCGTCAGGCACTCGCACCATATTCTGTACGTTGCCAGCAGAAAAGATGTCTTTTCTGGATGCTAGTGGTAATCTTGTGGCGGCAAACGGAAGCGCACTGACCGCCTTAAACGGCAGTAATATAGCGTCTGGCACGGTTCCTGTTGCAAGAATAGATACGGGTACATCGGCGAACAAGATTGTTATACTTGATGGATCTGCTAGATTGCCAGCGGTAGATGGGTCACAACTGACTAATTTGCCAGCTTCTGGCGCAACGGCTGGTTTTGCAGTGGCGATGGCGATTGCCCTCTAAGGAGTAAATTATGGCGCAGGATTTTGAAAGAAACATTGCTCGAAACGTAGGCACAGGTGCTGTGACTATGCGTACAGCAAACTCTGATGATGCTCTTATAGGCATTAACATTGCCAATGTTACAACAACACAGATTCTAATGGACGTGTTTATTAATGATGGGTCCAATGACTATTACATTATTAAAGACGCTCCTATACCCGTTGGGTCAGCCTTACAAGTATTAGACGGTGGGGCTAAAATAGTAATGCAAAATAACGATGTGTTAAAAGTACAAAGCGATACGGCAAGCAGCGCAGATGTTTGGGTTTCTGTTGTAGACACTATTAGTTCGTAAGGATGGATAATGCCGTATATAGGTCAAAAAGTTCCAGGGTCTTATCAGGCTGTCAAAGCTGTACAAAGGTTTAACGGAGACGGTAGCGACACTACGTTTACATTGAACACTACGGTATCTTCTGTGCAAGATGTATTAGTGTCTGTTGATGGCGTAGTGCAAGATACAGCCGCTTATACAATACCAGACGGAACCACTCTTACATTCACCGCCGCCCCGTCTTCTGGCACAGGCAATATCTTTGTAAACTATTTGGCTCCGCAAGCAGGCACGATTGTTCCCCCCGCAGAAAACAAGGGAAACTTTAAGGCGGGTGGTATGTTTCGTACCAACGCACAATCTCTTACATCCAATACAACCATTCTGGCAACAGAGAACGCTAACGTAACAGG